AGCGGCAAGCAGTGCAACAGAAGCAAAAAATTACGCTACCGGAGATAAAAACTCAGCAAAGTATTATTATGAAAAAACACTAGAATTATTTAATAGTCTTCAGAATGTAATAGATTCGATAGGCTATCCAAAAGGAGAATAGAAATGGCAGGATATGAACCAGTAGGATGGAAAAACTATCCGGATAAAACCACCAGTATTTCAGCAGAAAACCTAAATCATATGGATGAAGGAATTAAAAAGCTGGATACTGAAAAATTGAATATTGATAAAATTACACAGAGCACAGCAGTAAATCAGGATGGATATGCTCTTGATGCAAGAGAGAAAAATGCTTCCATACCTGGCACAATGGCTAATCAGATTAGTGAACTAAACACAAATATAAAATGCATATCTAAAAAAGCACCCACTAATCAAAGATATTTAACAGCAGATTCAGGTGTATATGTAACAAATGAAAAAAACACTGAATTTACAGACATGACCGCAAGAGATTTTTACGAGAAAGCCAGCGGTCATACATATAGTCTTTCAAACATAGGTACAAGATGCGTTGCCTTGGAGAATAAGCTGACAGAAACAGGATGGAGTTCTATTCCATATGGAGACACCAAACCAAGAATTCAGGCTAATTTTTGTAAAAAAAACGGAATATGTTATGTCATAAATAACGAAAATTTGAAAAACGCTGGTTATCCTGGTGGAACTTGGATGGAAGTCGGAACAATTCCAAACGGCTACAGACCAAATGTAACGATTCCTTTTATAGGATGGTACGGATTAACTATTTTTATAGGACAAATATTAACCAGTGGTGTTATTCGAATTTACAGTAATACAGCAATTGAAACAACTGGAAATGCACCACAATTTAATGTTAGTTATCCACTGTTTTAATATGTGATATAAAAGTTATAAAACAATTAGCCTTATATACATTAAATGAATATGAGGTACAGGAAAGAAACACAGAAGTAGCATTAGTGGATGATATGACGGAAACGATGCTTTAGCAGCTTCTTTTCATGGCTTTCAGATGAAGGGTACATAGGCAAGAATCCAGTAGCATGTATGAAACAGATTAAATACCGGAAGGAAATAAAAAAACCATTTTCGGATGTAGAATTAGAAAAAATTAGAATATCCTGCAAAACAAAAAGGGATAGAGCTCTTGTAGAGTTCCTTTATTCCACAGGATGCAGGGTTTCAGAAGTGGTTGAGCTTGAACTGGAAGATATAGACTTTGAGCAGAACCAATTAACGGTTCTTGGCAAAGGAAATAAGGAACGAACAGTATTTCTTTCTCCTGTGTGTGTGATGCATTTAAGGGAATATATAAAAGCAAGGAAGTCTGGAGCAATCTTTAATGGAAAAGGAAGTGAGAGATTATCAAAAAACGGGATAGAAGCAGCATTAAGAAAGGTTGGAGAGCGAGCCGGTGTAGAGAACGTACACCCACACCGTTTTCGAAGAACGTTAGCAACAAATCTTTTGAATAGAGGAATGAGTATACAGGATGTGGCAGAAATATTAGGACACGCTGATCTAAAAACAACGCAGATATATTGTTATATCGACAAAAAGAACGTAGAAAATGCATATAGAAAATATGCAGATTAAGAAAGGAAGATGAGAATGGAATACATTAATGTAAATGGAAAAGAGTACCAGTGCAACACGACAACATCAACCAATAGCATCTCTTTTGAATTGGAAAATGAGAAAATTGCAGATGTAGTGGAGCAGTTCGAAGGAATGACAAGAGTAGAGGTCAAAGGAACGGATAAAGAGACAATTGGAATTTATGAAAACATTAAATTCATGTCAGCTACAGTTACAGCGGAGAAAAAAGTGATTGTAACAATGGATTTACAGAATGATGTTAATGCGAGATTAGACGCACTTGAAACCAGTCAGGCAGAACAGGACGAGGCTATTGCAGAAATAGTGGGAGGTGAGTTAAATGCTTAGTAAACCAGTAAAAAACATCATGGTAAGAGTTATTAAAAACCGTATGGCTAATGGAGAAGGATTGGAAGAAATTCTTGCCGGATACACAAAACTTTCAGAGGAAGAAAAGGAAGAACTTAGACAGGCAGTAAAGGAAGGTGGGAAATAATATGAATAACAACACGATTAAAGTAATTATAACAGCGGTTACGGGATTCTTATCATCCCTGCTTGGCATCTTGTATGTACCGGTATTGTTATTGGTGGCATGCAACATTATTGACTATGCAACAGGCATTTTCGCATCAAAGTATCGTAACCAGAGAGTAGATTCCTATAAGGGATTCCGGGGAATTGCAAAGAAGATTTCCATGTGGCTTCTGGTAGTGGTTGGAGCCATTGTTGACCAGTTACTTAAGTATGCAGCTACTACAATCGGAATCACAATGCCAATAACATTTCTTATAGCGTGCGTAGTAGCAATATGGATTATATGTAATGAAATCATCAGTATCTTAGAGAACATCAAGGATATAGGAGCACCGGTTCCACCGTTTTTATTACCACTGTTGAAAAATCTGAAATCACAGGTGGAAGAGGTTGCAAAGACAGAAGAGAAGGAGGAAGAATAAGGTGAATTTTGGAGAAGCATTAGAACTTTTGAAAAAAGGAAAAAGGGTTGCTCGTAAGGGGTGGAATGGGAAGAAACAGTACATCCAGCTTGCAACTGGCATCTCCTATGTGTCAGCAGATGGAAAACTCGTGAATTGCGAGCATGAAGCAATTGGAAACAAGGCTATTGCATTTGTTGGAACATCTGGCGTTCAGATGGGGTGGCTTGCATCACAAGCAGATATGCTTGCTGAAGATTGGATTAAAGCTGAAGATTGGATTAAAGCTGAATAAAAAGAGGAGGAGTAGTAAGATGAAGATTGGATTAAACGCAGGACATACACTTTCAGGAGCAGGAAGTGGAACAATTGGAGTTATTTCAGAGAGCACAGAAACAAGAAGAGTCTGTAACAGATTGACAGAGCTTCTTACAACAGCGGGGGTGCAGGTGGTACCATGCACAGTAGATTCCGCACCAACACAGGCAGCATATTTACAGAAAGCAGTAGCAATGGCAAATGCAACTGACCTTGATTATTTTATCAGTATTCACTTCAACAATGATGCTGCAAGAGCAGGACACGGAGTAGAGGTGTATACATACAAGGGCAGACAGTATCCGGATGCTGTAGAGGTATGTGAACACATTGCAGCACTTGGATTTACGAACCGTGGAGTAAAGGCCGGAAGTGGATTATATGTTATCCGTAAAACAAAGGCGAAGGCAATGCTTATTGAGGTTTGCTTTGTGAATAATCCGGATGCAGCACTGTATGAACAGAAGTTTGAAGAGGTATGCAGAGCAATCGCATACGCTTTATCTGATTATATGGCGGCTGAATCGAAGCCAGTTGCACCGGTACAACTGCCAGAGAAGAAAAAGTATGTGAAAGTACTGGTGGATAATTTGGCAGTCAGAAAAACACCAAGCTGGGATAGTAGTGCTGTTTATGGAAGAGTGGCAAAGAATGAAGTCTTTACAATTGCAGAAGGACCTATTAAAGTGGGTGGCGGCAGTATGTATAAACTCATTTCAGGGTTATATATTACAGCAGCGAGTAAGTATGTATCGGTGTATGAAAAATAGTGTATTATAGGGCGAGAAAAGCCAAATAGTCTGACAATGGCTGTATACTGGTGGGTTACAAAATAGCGTGCATGTAAGTAAATAAGATATACCCTAAGCGAGGGCTATGCTTGCCCAGGGCGTTTGCTAGGCATTGAACACTTAGAGAACGCGAGCCATAGGCGAAGCGTGAACTTAGTGTGAAAGCCCATCCCGAGACTTGATGAAAACGAGTCGCAGACGAAGTTTGAATCCTAGCCGAGTGGATGTCATTGAATACTTAGATAACGCAGATGTCATTGAACACATAGAAAACATCCCCGAAACGTTATGTTTCGGGGACTTTTTAATTTACACGAGAAACTCACAAAGCATTTCCGGTGGAATTTCTTTCCTGTTTGGAGTATAATAGAACGAACAACGGGAAGGAAAGAGACCGGAGGCAATTTAGATGCAGAAAAAAGAAAGAAATGAAGAATTAGAATATATAGATGACTTTGAGAATATCGAAGAACCGGAAGAGTCAGAGGACAACCGGGAAGAATTAGAAGAACCAGAAGAGGAATATTCAGAAGGCGGCAGACGCAGGAAGAAAGGAAGAAAATCCGATACAAAGAATGCAGCTTCTGTGGCAGGGGAATTTCTAAGCTGGGTAATTACGATTGTAGCAGCGGTGCTGATTGCTATGTTTTTAAATCGTTTTGTGTTAATTAATGCAGAGATTCCATCCGGTTCCATGGAAAATACAATCATGACCGGAGATAAGCTGATTGGATTCCGATGGTCATATCTGTTTTCCGGACCGGAGCGGGGAGACATCATTATCTTTAAGTTTCCGGATGATGAGAGCCAGAACTATGTAAAACGTGTCATTGGCTGTCCGGGTGATACGGTAAAGATAGAAGATGGCAAAGTATATGTCAACGGAGAACTCTTAGAGGAGGATTATCTCAAAGAGACATGGACGGTAGCTACAGGACCGTATACCTTTGAAGTGCCGGAGGACAGCTATTTTGTAATGGGAGATAACCGGAATAACTCCTATGATGGAAGATACTGGACCAATACCTATGTGAAGAAAGGTAAAATACTTGGAAAAGCGATTTTCCGGTATTGGCCACTGAAGAATTTTAAAATATTGAATTAGTGCGGAACGAATAAGGGAACAAAAGGAGAAGATTTATGATAACATTATTAGCCCGGATATTTATCCGGGAAGATGACAAGCCGGAGAAGGTACGGCTTGCCTACGGTATTTTATGTGGTATTGTAGGTATTTTGCTAAATGTATTATTATTTACAGGAAAATTTATTGCGGGAACCATCAGTAAATCCATTGCAATTACAGCGGACGCATTTAATAACCTGTCGGATGCCGGCTCATCCATTGTAACATTGCTGGGCTTTAAACTGGGAGCAGCAAAGCCGGATCCGGAGCATCCATTTGGACATGGAAGAATGGAATACGTTTCCGGGCTTGTGGTTGCTGCAGTTATTTTAATTATGGCAGTGGAACTGATACAGGATTCCATCAGAAAGATTCTTCATCCGGAAGCAACGGAATGCTCTGCATTAATTATCGTGATTCTGCTGATATCGATTGCTGTAAAGCTGTATATGACCTTCTACAACAGGAGAGTCGCAAAGAAGATTAATTCAGCGGCTATGCGGGCAACGGCCATGGACAGCTTAAGCGACAGCATTACCACATCTGTGGTTTTAATCACCACATTGATTGCAGAATTTACGTCAGTCAATATTGACGGCTACTGTGGTGTGGCGGTAGGACTGTTTATCTTATATGGTGGAATTAATGCAGCGAAGGAGACTTTAAATCCACTGCTGGGACAGCCGCCGGAGGAAGAATTCGTAAAAGAGATAGAACATCTGGTGCTGGAAGAAAAAATGATTATCGGTATTCATGATTTAGTCGTACATGATTATGGACCGGGACGTCTGATGGTATCACTACATGCGGAAGTGCCGGCAGAAATGAATATCCTTGTAATACATGATATGATAGACAATGTAGAAATGAAATTGAAAAGGGAACTGAATTGTGAGGCTGTCATACATATGGATCCGGTGATTACCGGAAGCAAGGAACTGACCGAGATAAAAGAAACGGTTACAGGTATTTTGAAGGATATTGATGAGGTCATTACCATGCATGATTTCCGTATGGTTCAGGGACCGACCCATACCAATCTTATCTTTGATGTAGTGATTCCATTTGGCTACCGTTCCAGTGATGAAGCAGTGTTAAAAGAACTGGAGCATCAGGTAAAGGAAAAGCTGGGCGAACAGTATCATATCGTGGTCAACGTAGACAAAAATTATGTGAAATAAAAGAAATAACAAAGCCCCGATGGGAGAAATCTGATAGATGATATGTACCCTCTTTACTGGACA